CTTGATACCGAGTTGCATAATGGCGATTATCTTTTCTGTTTCGACCACGAGCGGTTTGATATATTCGTTGAAGAACTATCCGGCGTACTAAAACAAATGGGGGTGGTATGCAAGTAGTCGTTAAGAACGAAAAGCAGAAGTGCGATAAGTGTGGTAGCGAGCGTGTTTACAACAACGGCCGGCATGGAGGATCAGTTTACTACGAGTGCCAGGACTGCGGCTATAGGCAGAAAGCCGGGGAAGTGGCGGCGAAAGATTTGCTAAAGAGTAAATAATCTATTTTCCGAATTCGGAATAGTAACCTTGCTTTCTTCTTAGTGCCAAGGCAATAATATAATCGGGCGGCACAATTAACAGCATTGATTAGCGGCTAATACCGCGTATAACAAAGAGTTGCGACCGCCCACCAAAATGATTGGAACAGAAAACATAACTCAACTACCCAAAAAAAGACCAGGGATAATAACCCGTCACTCTTACATCAAAACCGATTACAAACAAAAAGTTATAGATTTGAGCTGGGAATATCTATATGTGAATTTTCGCAAATTTAATAGACGCAACAAGATACAGGTTGCTCTAGCCGTAGCACAAAAAGATATGGTGAGCAAGCTTGAGCATAGTGGCGAGATAAATGTCAATATCCCTAAAGAAGAAATTGATTATCGCGTTAATCGATTAAAAAAATATGCCAGCACCTTGTCGAGCCGGAATTAACTACGAGCTATTCGCCGATGAAAAAGCGATGTGTGTTTTTAACCCACCGTTTTTGGTCGAGGGCGATTTTCTAAAAATAAAAACCAAGGAGGGCAAGTTACTTACCCTAAAAATGAAACGCGCCCAAAAAGTGATTATAGAGTTGATTAAGAAGTACCGGGCGGAAAAGAAAGCTCTGCGTTTATGGGTAATGAAAGCTCGTCAACAAGGCATTAGCACATTGATCGAAGCTTTGATTTATGCGTTTACCTCGCAACAGGATAATCGCAACAGTTTGATTATGGGCGACCAAGAAGATAAGTCCGAATATCTTTTCCAGATGTCGAAGCTATATCACGATGAATTAAAGCGTAGTTATCCCCACCTGGCCCCGGAGTTAAAGAAATCCAACGCTAAAAGCCTTGAGTTTGAAAACCAACATTCGCAGATCATCATCGAAACCGCGAAGAATATAAATGCGGCCAGGGCGTACACATATCAATACGTCCACTTGTCCGAGGTAGCGACATTCCCCGATCTTGGCGGTGTGCTGGCGGCCTTAATGCAATCAGTACCTAATTTCTGGGACACTTTCGTTATCGGCGAAACAACCGCCAACGGTATGAATGAATTTTACGATGAGTGGAAACGCGCCGAAGAAGGCAAGACCGATTGGATCCCGCTGTTTATTCCGTGGTTCTGGAGTGAGGAATACTCTATGACGCTTCAAAACGGGCAATTTTATCCCATCGCCGGCATAAATTTCGGCGCAGAAAACAACGAGCGCAAGTTTTTAGAAGAAGAAACCAAACTCAAAGCCGAGTTTGGCCTTACAGATGAACAATTAAACTGGCGGCGCTGGTGTATAGTTAATAACTGCAAGGGCGATATAAACATCTTCAAGCAGGAATACCCTTGTTACGCTGATGAAGCCTTTGTCATGTCCGGCGAAAACTTCTTCGACCGCGATGGACTGAATAAGCAAATCGGTTACAACCCCACCGCTGTGGGTGAGATATTCCATGAAAATATGCGCTATATCTTTCGCGATCAGCAACACGGCCGCATTGAGATATTTACCTATCCTAAACACAACGAGGAATATTTAGTCGTCTTAGACGCTGCCGAGGGAACACCAGGCAGAGATGAGGCGGCCGCATTGGTTTTAGACAAATACCTTAACGAGGTTGTAGCGATAGCCGCCGGACCTTATACCCCGGAAGAATTAGCGCAGATCGGTATTAACCTGGGCCATTTCTACAATGAGGCATTAGTAGCCCCGGAGAATAAAGGCTATGGCTACATGGTATGCCAGTTGGTGTTTCAAAAATATGGCAACATCTATCGGCGCGTGTTAAATAAGACCGGCGAAGAAAAGGCAACCGAGGAATTAGGTTTCAACACCAACGCCATAACCCGGCCCACGATGCTGGCGCGCATGAATGACGAGATCCGCTATGCCTCTACGCGCCTTATGTCTAAGAAACTTATAAACGAGTGCCGTGTGTTTATCGTTGATCCTAAGACCAAGAAGCCCCAAGCCCAGGCTGGCAAGCAGGACGGTTTAGTGATGTGCCGGGCGATCGCGGGTGAGATCAGGGCGCAACTGCCGTCATTAAAAATAGATAATGAAGATTATAGAGAGAGCCAAAACGTCCAAGAGCCGGTAGGTGCCGGCTATGGCGGGTTGGCAAGGAAAGGGAGGTAAAAGCCTATGAGAGCTTCTTTATGGGTAGTGATCGTAATGTGCATTGTCGTGAATTTTGTTTTTATCGGTATATCGGCCAAGGACGCTATTTTCACGCATATTGAGCGTGCGGCGGTGGCCGCAGCAGAGCGCCAGGGGATAGGCATATTGTCGAAACAGGTGGTCACCAACGAAAAGAATATCCAGATTTTAGCGAACGTTATCAACAGTATCAACAGCAGAGTTGCGCCCGCGCCGGTAAAACCTGCTAAACCCAGTAAAAATCCCAAGAAGGTGGAGGCTAAAAAGAAATGAAAGATACACAAAAAGAGAAAGGGCTAGGTAAGGACTTAGCGCAGAAGCCAATTCCACTTAAAGAAAAAGCTTATTACCCATCACTTACCTTTGACGCCAAGGACGTTCCTGGCCTAGAAAAATACGCTATCGGTGCCAAGGTTATGCTTACTATTGTCGGCAAGATCGTCCGGGTAAGCCAAGAGGCAGACGGCCCCAGGCAGGTAACGGTCGAGTGCCGCCGGGCCAATGCGAAAAGGAAACAAGAGGGGTAGGCAATGACCTTCGAAGAACGCAAGGCGGCGCGGGCGAAGTTAAACTCCGGCAAATACAAAGAGGCCATCGCTAAAGCTAAGTACGAGAAGCGTCAACGGCAAGAAAAAGAAGAACGAGAGGCTAAATACCCACACGTGACGGAAAAACGGATCGAGGCCGTCGCAGAACAGGAATTGAAAAACGATAGAGAGCAGGCGAAAAGAGAGGGTAAATGGAGCCGGGGTAAGCATAACGGCGGCTTAAACGGCTGGTTTGGTGATGTCAGAGCGTTTAGCGGCGTGTGCTTTAAACAATGCGCTAACCGCGACATTAAGTGCCATGAGTGCTGTAAGATCAACGGCAAAGAAACAGAATATGTACCCTTAGAGGCGATGGTAGGGGCGGCATGAAAGGAGTAACCAATGAGCGATAATGGCAATGGAGATAACGGTAACGGTCAAAAACCGATGGAACCTACGCCAAGCCAGGAACCGCAAGAAGAAACGCGCTTGGTAATGCAGTTGTTTGTCAACCGTACCGGGCAAGTATTTATCAAGACCACAGCGCAGTTGTCGGAAAATCCTGTCTATTTGGTAGATATTTTAACCAAAGCGCTAAGGTCAGCGGCCAATACGCTGATGACAAAGACGGCCAAGCCGACAATTCATATCGCTAAACCCGGTTTTATGAATAGGGTAAGGGGAGCATTTGGGGGAGGGAATAGGTTGTCATGATCGAAACCAACGAAAAACTACGCGAGCCTAATCAGCGCACCGGCTACAAGATGAGTGATGCGCCGGAGGGCTATGAGGACAAGATTGACTCCGCATTTACCATAAAAAAGCTTTCAGAGGACAAACAAAAGTCTTTAAAAACTTATATCAAAGAAGCTTTAAACGCCATCGAAGAAGCGCGGGAAGAATACGGTTTATACGACACCTGGAAAGCTAACGAGGATCAGTATTACGGTATTCTCCCGGAGAAAACATTTCCTTTCCAAAACGGCAGCAACTACAACGTGCCGATGACCAGAGAGAAGGTCGATGTCGTGGTTAATAGTATCTTAACAGCGATCCATACGCCCGATGATATTTGGGAGGTTTTACCTACCGAGATAAACGATAAGGGTATAGCGGATAAGATGAAATCGCATAATGCAAAGCAGAAATTTTTAACCTTCGAGTGCAAGCAAGAACTAAACTACGAGGAAGAAGATTCGCCGGTGGTGTTTGACGCGGTGCTGCATGGTACCGGCTGGATAGAGTTACCCTGGCATTACGAAACCGATGACTTCCGCGATATTGAAACGTACATGGCTACGCCGGAAGGACTATTAAGTTTTCTTAAAAATTATCCTTCCGCAGAAAAGGCCGATAACCCCGACGACTGGCGGCGGTATAAAGCCCAGCTGGAAAAGATGGACGGCTCAAAAGTTGACATCCTTACCGAGTACACGACCCCTGTATGGGATAATCCCAAACCCAAGCATATTGCGATACGCGACTTTTTTATCCATCCTAAAGCCAAGAGCGTTAAAGAATCAAGTTGTCATGGCAAACGATACACCTTGACCGGCGCTGATCTATTGCGCGGTAAAAAGGACGGTAAGTTTACCGAGGAAGATGTCGAGGAATTGCGCTATGAGAAAAACTCCAAAGGTGAGGACGAGGAAGTAAACGATTTTCTTACCCGCGAATTTACCTGCTATACCGTAGAGCTAAGATATTCTTTCGACGATAAAGACATCGGCAAGAAATACCTGGTCGATATTCTTTGGGATGGTTTAAACGGCGAAACGGACGATGATGAATACGGTGCCGGGGAAAAAGAATCGGATTCTAAATGCCTATTATTGCGTGTGCGCCGTTTTCCTTACTGGCATAACCGCCCGTATTTTATCCCCAAGTACATCAGCGAGAAAAAAGAGGACGGCATTTATCGCGAAGGTTTGTGTGAAATGATTACCGATAGCCAAGACCTATCCAACGTGGCGCTTAATTTTTTCTTAGATTGTTTGCTTTACGGTTCGATACCGGTTAATAAGGCCAACGCCAGCGAAAGGAAAGCTCTAGGGCCGCAATTAAGAAAAGGCGTATATCCAGGGTTGACACTATGGCTCAAGAGCGCCAATGATTTTAGTTTCGATACCACGCAGGTAAGCCCGGCCATAGGCATGCTCCTGGACGTGATGAAGGTCGGGGCCGAGGGTGGGCGCATGGCCGGCGGCGGTAGCGAGAATATGTCCGGGCGGGAATCGTTAACTGATCCTAGGGCGCCGGCGGCTAAAACTCAGATGTTGTTACAGCAGGCCAATAAAAAGATTGCCGGCTTTATCCGGGTAATACAGCGGTCTAACCGCGAGGTTGCTTTCCAGCTGATCGAATTGTATTACCAATACCGGCCCAACGGCAAGGTTTATCGCTCAATGGGCGAAGATGGACAATACGCATTCCCGCGTATTACCCGCGAGGAATTGCGCGAGCGCAGCGAATATAGACCGGTAGGTTCTATCGAAACCGTGGATAAGGGTATGTTCTTGCAACAGTTGATGACCTTTTACGAGCTTACCCAGAAAGAGCCGTTATTGGCTTTCCCTGAAAACCGCCGGTATCTCTTGGAAAATATCATGAAAACAATGGGCGGTACGCTTGAGCAGAGTGTAGCCAAGGTGTTACCCAGCGATGAAGAAATCAAGCAACGCGAGATCAAGATGCGCGCGCAAGCGATGATTATGAAAGAGAAGATGCAACAGGCAGAACGTAGAGCGGAGGGCATGAAAGCTAGAGCTAAAGAATTGATTACTTCCGGGGCTTCGAGAGAACAGGTTGACGCTATTTTGGCGCAAGAGTTCCCGCCTATCCCCGGCATGGAAACAATGAATTCGCAAGGAGGTTTGCCGAATGGGTTACCTGGACAAGCTCAAGGCGCGCAAGTTGCAGCGCCAGCAGCACAATAAGATCAGCGAAGAGCTTACTCTCAAGCGTAAAGAATCGCGGGAGTTGTATATTGAATTGGGCGAGATATTCCGCGCAATGATAAGCGACAGCCGTTATATCAAGGCCAAAGGCGTTTATGCCAAGCTGTATGAAAGCGTAAAAGATGAATTGGTGAGCGTACCGATTGGCCCAGAGAGCGAAACCAAGCGGGCGCTTTTAGTCGCCTTGCAAGAGATAATCGGGTTGCCGGTCGAATATAACGATGTTTTGAAGGAAATAGAAAAAGAGGCAGAGGGTGGAAAAGACGCAGATTAAAGAATTACGTTGCCCGCATATTAAAGACGACGGGAATATATGCGGCAGGTTGCTTTTAAAATATGTCGGTTACGACATTGGCAGGATCCAGATTAAGTGTGTTAGGTGCAAGACTATTTTTGAAATTGTCGCGGGCGACGAGCCAGGTGGTAAGTTAACCGCGAAAGAATTGATACCCGCTATTTGACAATCAGGTAATACGCTTCGAGGTTCTTGAAACCCTAAGCGTGAATCAAAGGATTGTGGATTTTTGATTTGCGTTTAGGGTTTTTTATTTAATAACCAGTTGCCACAATCGCGGCTGTCCCCGGCCGCGTTAACAAAAACGGAGGTATTTATGTGGACAGAGTTACTTAAACGGATGATGTTTCCCGCATTTAGCATTGAAGGCGAAGAAGCCGGCGGCGACGCTGGTGGCGAAAGCGACAAAGGTGCGGATAAGCCGGATGGCAGCGACAAACCCCCGGCAGATGACGGCCTTACCGACGGTGAGAGGGCAGTCTTGGCAGAGCTAGAGAGAGATGAGGCGCCGGCCAACAAGGACGAAGGCGAAAAAGACGAGGATAAAGGCGGCGAGAAGGACAAGGAAAAAGGCGAAAAACCCGAAATCGAAGGCGAGGACGCCGGGGATAAGGACGAAGCCGGTGTACCGTGGAAAAACCGGGCTAAAGAGCAGGAACGAAAGGCTGCCGAGAAAGACCGGCTCATTGCCGAGTTGCAGGAAAAGATCAGCAAAACACCGGCCCAGCCGCAATTAACGCGCGAGGAATACCGTAAAAAGCTGATTAGCGGGCTTAAAGAGCAATACCCCGCGATGGACGAAGAAGCGTTAAACGCCATCGTGGATGTAGCTACCGCGATTAGCAACGCGCAGGTCGACGCTGCGTTGCAGCCTTACCGGCCTACGGTGCGTGATCTTCATGTTAACAACGCGAGATCAGCCATTGCCGAGAAGGAAAAAAAGTTCTTTGAAAAGCATGGCAAAGAGTTCGAGGAAGTGCTTAGTCAAATACCCGAACAAGTCAAAATGACGCCAGAGGGTGCAAGGCACGCAGTCGCTAACGCAATCCTGCTCGTAAAAGGGAAACACGCCGACGAGATCGAGGCCGATATTGACGCAAGAGTTAACGCGGCGGTAGAAGCGGCTTTAAAAAAAGCCGGTAAGCGTATTGTCGAGAATGACGCCGGCGACGGCGGCCGGGGAGGAAGTAACCTGCCGGCAGTTACGTTGACGAGGGAACAAGAGCGCCAATGTAAAGAATTGGGCTATGAAAAACAGCAATACGCTAGTTTATTAAAGAGTTTACAAAGTAAAGCTAAAGAACGTGGGCAACCCGTTCCACAGGTTTTAAGTTAAAAGGGAGGAAAGGAAATGCCTAAAGAAATTTACGGGAAACCGATTTTTTGTGGTTACGCGAGAGGTAAAAGAACGATGATCTGGATGCCGATTGCTGCGACCCAGGTATTTAGTGCCTTGTCCGGCAAGTTCGGTTATGTGGATAGCAACAACGATTTCGCGTTGTTGGCCGAGAACGATACGGTGATTTATGGTTGGGCAGAAGTGGGAGCGTTTACATCTTCTTCTACCGCTGCCGCCGATAGTTGTGCCGTGGATATTTCCATGGATTCGCAGTATTGGATTCCTGCCGATGCGGCAGTAACAGAGGCGATACGCGGAGAAACTTGCGATGTAGCTGTCGCCGCTAATATTCAGTATGCAGATGTAGGCGAATCCAACCAAGACATATTCTTGATTACCGAGGTTGATACGGTCAACCAGTATGTCATGGTCAAGATCGCAGAAGGTAAGCAACAGGCGAAAGGCGTAGCGTAATAAGATTAAAACCCCTTGAACGTCAATGAGCGTCTAAAGGTTCTTAGGGAGGTTAGCGATGGTTAGAAATCAGTTTACGGAATCGATCAAAAGGCAAGCGATCAATTGGTTCTGGGGTAATTATACCGCAGTACCGATGGAACATCAGTCGATTTTCGATATGGGGAGTTCGGTTGACGCTTACGAACAAAGTGTGAGCGGTATCGGAATGGGCGAGCTTGCGGAAGTTGAGGAAGGCGAGGAATTCGAGAATGACAACGCCGCCGAAGGGTTTACCGTTTACGCGAAAATGCGTAAATTCGGCAAACGGACAGAGGTTACCCAAGAGCTTGTCGAAGATAACCGGCAAGTTAAAAGTTTCTTGAAGTCGATTGTCGGCGGTTGGGGATCAGCCACCAATATGACGATGGAAAGATTTTTCTCTAAATTCTTCGTCTATGGCGGGCTTACGGCCGGTCATGATGTTTTTAACAACACGATTACCGGTGTTCTTACCGATTCTACCGGCGATTTGTGTTACGACAGCAAGCCTCTTTTCAATTTGTCGAACAACACCAGAACATCGAAGGGTGGTGGAACGTATTACAACGGCATTGCGAGCGATCTTGACGCGGACAATTTCGAAACGCTTTGGAATTTGGTTACGGTAACCAACGCCAAGAACGAGCGCGACGAGGAGATCGTTATCATGCCGAATATGTTAGTCGTGCCTCCGCAGTTACGGTTTACCGCACAAAGGCTGCTCGAAAGCGAAAATAAACCGGGCGAATTGATTAACGACATCAACACCTTGCAGGACATCGTTACCTTGAAAGTATGGCGTTATCTGGCCGGGGATTCCGACGCTTGGTTTTTAGGCGTAGCCGGCAAAGGATTGAAAGGGTATCGTCGTCGTCCCCCCAAGGTCGATTTTTATTACGATGAGGACAGAGAAGTTTACAAGGCCAAGACTTCTACTCGCTTTGGTGGCACAGTAGATGATTTCAGACCGTGGGGCGGCAGTAACTTCTCTACAACTTGAGATAGTTAATGAGTTTTTGCCCTTTGGCAGTATGTGTTAGTTGTGGTGAACGGATTAGAAAACCCGTTTATATCAACGGTAACGCATACTGCCAAGCGGACGCAGAGGTTAAAAGAGATCACTTAAAAGCCTCTCGAAAGAAAAAAGCGTTAAGAGAGTTTAAGAAATTGATACGCCAAGCAAGCTAAGGAGGCTACCGATGGCAGAGAAAAAGAAGATCAGTAATTACGATGAAAGCGAAGGGTTGGCAGAGAAAAAAATCATTCCGCAGAAAGTAAGCAGTTTGGTTTATGTTTCTCACGCGCAACATAATCTCTTGGCGAAACGAGGCTTTGTGGCCCAATCCGTCCATAAGGTTGGTGTTGGCGTTAAGGAGTACGGTTACATTTCTACGGCAGAATTTAAAAAAGCCTTAGAAGAAACCAAGGTAGAGGACGAGAAATGATCTTTAGCATTTTAAGGGTAAAAGAGTAAGGAGGGGAAACGATGAACAGATTTTTGCGATTGATGGTGACAATCCTCCTGGCAGCGTGGTCAATACCCGGTTTTACCGCTTCCAAAATGCCGCCAATAGAGGTTAAAGCCAAAGCTGCCAGTACGACTGTTTTTCAGGTCAGCGATACTGATGGAGATTCTTTGGTTTCTGTACCCGAAGATGGCGGTCTTTTGTTAGGGGAAACTCCGGCCAGCACGCCGTCAGAAGGTACGATCTGGTATGACACTTCGGCGCATACGTTGAAATACCGCGATAATAGCGGTACGAATACGCTTGCGACTGGGGCGGCGGCAAGTTTAGACGCGGCTTATAATGCCGGGGCTACGATCACAACGGACGCAACTGGGGATGTTTTGGTCAATCTCAATACTTCGGGAAACAACGTAGAGATTGCCAATACATACGCTGGAACGCAGGCAAAGGGATTAGAAATCGACAGCGGCGCAGCGAGCCAAGACATTACCGATGGCATTTTGTTTAACACTAGCGGAACCAGCGCGACGATCACGGACGCAATTGACGCTTCCGACGCTGGGGTTACTAATGCCTTGAATATTGGCGCGCATACTATCATTGGTACAACCGGCACTATTGATTTGACCGATTTCGATGTGGACGCAGATGGCGCGATTACTTTGGCCAGCGACGAATCGGCGACGATGATTACTTTATCGCCTTCGGCTTCGACGGCGACAGGTATCGACGCTTCTTCGGCTAATTTAACTACTGCTTTAAAGACCGGGGCCGCCGCGATTGACGGTACGAATTACGACATTACCGGCGCGGGCGCGATCTCTGGTACTTCTTTGGAGATCAGCGGAGCGGCAACCATCGGCACGTTTAAGACTAACGCTATGACTGCTTCTTCGGCAGGATCGACGATTACAGTTGACGGTTTAGGCGCGGGCGGTGTAAACATCTGCTCAACCTCTACCGGCGGCATCACGCTCGGTGATGACGTTACGGTTTCCGACGCTAAAGACGTTACTATCGGCGAAGGCAAATTGACGGTTGATAACGATCAGAACGAAACGGCGGTTGATATTCAATCGGCGGCAACCACGACTGGAAGCCCGCTTTCGATTACATCTTCCGCTACTTCTCTAAGCGTTATCAGCGCAACAGCCGACGACATGACTACCGGCGGCAAGATGTTGTATTTAGACAGCGACGCGATCGCTACCGACAATTATTACATTTATGCTTACGATGGTTCAGCGGCCGACTTTACGGTAAGTGCTTATGGTGCGACCGTGATCGCGGGTAACGCTTCGACGGATGTTTTGACGTTAACGGCCGGCGACTTGCAGATCACGGCCGGCGACATCGATCTTGACAACGGTCAAGTCGATTTTGCTTCTGGCGCAGATCAGGTTGTTGCTAACATTTCCCGGAACGTAACCGGCGCTACTAACGCATTGGTGACTTTAAGCCAGACGCACGCCGATTCTACCGGTACGGCTTTAGACATTACTCAAGCCGGTACGGGTAACGATCGCGGGATTGTTTTAACGCACAACGGCGATTATTCCGCTATTTACATCGACGCTTCGGCGGCCTCTGACGGCGACGCTATCGAAATTCCGATGGCTAATCGCTTAGACGAGCGGGCGTTAAATGTTACAGGAGTGATTACAGGGACAGCCGGTGAAGGCGTAATTGAGGTACACTCAACCGGGGCTATTGCCAGCACAGCGGCATTATTGCGATTAGATGCAGATACAGGAACACCGGCGGGAACGCAGGGATATTGTATTTACGTCGATGATGACGCTGGGGTGCAGGCCGGAGCTTACGCGGTTGAGATCAATTCCGAAAACAACGAGGGGTTAAAGGTTTCTAAAGGTCAATCTACCTTTGCCGAAACGATCAATCTTACTGATGGCGCTACTTTGCAAAACAGCGAAACGCTTACTAA